GTCATAGAACAGGCCGTACCGCTCGGGACCCTCTAGGGTGACGATGAAGAAGTTCTTGCCCGAGGCCTGATGGCAGTCGTCGAGGATCTGCTGGATGGACTGGTCGCGGTAGTCGACGGCATCCATCGCGACGGGGAAGAGCGTCGAGATGTAGGTGGAATCGGTGACGTAGCCGGGGTTCCCGAACTCGCCGGTACCCATCAGCCACTGGACCCGCTGCACGTCAGTCTCGGCCGGCCGGTTGGCGTCGGAACCGCGCATGATGCGTCGGCTGATGACCGCGTTCTGATCGGCGACGTTGACGGTCCACTGGCGCCCGCCGGCCACCTTGAACGGCCCGCGCGCGACGTCGCGATCGGCCGTCCAACCCTTGAGGATGATCTGCTGGTTGGAACTCTCGGACGTCTCCTTCCACCAGACCTGACGAAGCCCGGTGAGGTTGATGCCGGCGTCGGGGTCGTCCACCACGAGCGGCGAGATGCCCACGGAGCCTTCCTCGGCGTTCATCGTCATCGACGTCTGGTAGGCGCGGACGCGCGCGGACAGGTCGACGTTGGAGCCCGACGAGACGGAATAGATGTACTGCGCCGGCATCAGGCCCCGCCTGGCCCCAGCCCGGAGCCGGTGTTGTACTTGGAGCCCGATGCGGGACCGTACCGCCTCTGGAACGTCATGATCCGCTTGATCCCGCTCGCGGTCACGTTGACGTTGACGGTGGTGATGGCCGTGACCGGTGAGCCTTCGAACTTCTTGTTATGGATGGCACGCTGGACCGCCGCTTCGGCAGCAGTGGTCTTGGCGATCGCAGGGACGAGCCGCCCTTGCAGTGTCGTCAATCGGTTAGCGATGGTCTGCTCGAGTCGTTCACTCCGTCGCGCTACGCCGAGTTGCGCTTGCGCGGTAGCTGAAACGGCGACTCCGCCCTTCCCCCGGATGTCGGTGATCTGGCTCGGGTCGAGTTTCGCCCACGGATTGAACGGTCCCTTGCCCATGAGAGCCCGGTCGGCACTCTCGCTGCGGATCGCGGAACCGAGTTGATGCTGTACGGCAAGAGCAGCGGCCTTCACTGCCGCGGCGTTCGCGGCGCGGTCGGCAATGGTCTGCTCGGACCGTTCCATCCGCCGCGATGCGCCGAGTTGCGCCTGTGCAGCGTGCAGGGCTGTCTGCGCCGCGAGGATGAGTTGCGCGGAACCGCGCTCGGATGAGAGGCCGCCGGAACCGGCCCCCTCCTGCCCATGACCTGACCGCGGCCCAAAGCCGTGGCCTGGTGAGAACACCTGACCCGGCGTGCCGCCCGCGCTGGCCGGGACGAGGTCGGGAACTTGTTGCATGGCCGACACGAAGGCCACGCCGACAGCGGCGAGCGTCCCTGCCGATAGTGCGACGGTCAAGAGTCCGACACCGCCGGCTGCCGCAGCGGCGCCCTCCGCGAGTCCCGCTGCTCCACCCAATCCGCCTGTCACATCGGCGACGAACAGGGGGTTCGCCGGAGTCGCACCGCGCGCCGCGAACTGATTGAAGATCGGCCCAACGATATCCCCGAGGAGGTTCTTGGCGAGGTTGATGGGCGAGACGCCGAATAGGAAGTGGATGGTTCGGTCGGCCACGATGCCCTTGAACAGCAGGTCGCGGAGCGGCGCGGGGATGGTGTCCCAGAACCCCTTGGCGGCTCCCGCCAGTCCCGAGAGGGTCGGGATGATGGTGCCCGTGATGACGACCCCGAGGTCCTTGGCCTTCTGCACCAGGTCCTTGAAGAAGGCGACGATCTTCCCTGTCCCGCCTTCGCGCAGGAAGCCCGTGAAACTCTTGGCAAGGTCTGACAGGGCCGGGATGAGCACGAGCCCGAGCTGGAGCTGGAGGCCCTTGGCCGCGTCGCCGAGGGTCAGGAAGTTCTCGCGGTACTTCTTGAGGTCGTTGACGTTCTGCGCCGTCAGCGTGAGTCCGAGATCCTTGGCCGCCTGCTCGGCCTCGATGATGCCCTTCCGTCCGGCGGAGAGGAACGGGATGAGCGACTGCCATTGGCGTCCGTAGAGCTTCTGTAGCGCGGCGGCCTTCGTGGTCGCGGGGATGCTCTTGTTGTTGAAGTAGTCGGCGGTGCGCAGGATCTCCTGATTGACATCGACGAGCCTGCCCTTGGCATCGGTCAGGGTCAGCCCGAAGGTCTTGGCGAACCCTGCCAGCCCGGCCTTGGTGTTGACGATCATGCCGATGTTCTTCGTGATCATCCCGACCGTGCGTACTGCCGCATCGCCCGAGATGCCGAAGTGGTCGAGCGCCGACGACAAGGCCGAGGTGGTTTCGACCGACAGCCCCGTCAACGCCGCGAGTTTCGCCACCTCCAGCCCGAAGCTCGATGCCTCCTCCGTGCCGGCCTTGAGCAGCCCCCCGACCGTGAACAGCCCGGCCCCGAGTCCGAGCAACCCGAGCGGTCCGGTGATGACGCCCTTGAGGTGCGATGCCATCCCCGCGATCGCGGTGCCGGTGGCACCAGCGGCCTGCTTCACGAGCGCGAAGTTGGACGCCGTGCCACCGAGGACATTGGACATCGCGCTGACCCGACCCGTCGCGGCCTGGAGTGGCCCGGTCAGGTTGTTCTGGAGGGACAGCTTGACGAGGAGGTTCGCGGTTTCGGCAGTCGCCACGGAACCTCCTTACCCTGATTGATACCGTTTCAGGTCAGCGACCGAACGCGCGTATTCGGACGACTTGGCGTTGTCCGATTGGCGCAGGTGCGTGCCCATCTGCTCTTCGTACAGGAGCTGGCGCGCCGCCATGAAGCGGCGGTAGGTCATCCGCTCCGACGCGCCTTCGCCGTAGTAGCGGTCGACGACCGCGATCGCCGCTTCGCGGTCCCATTCCGGGACGCCGATGTCGCCCGTGGGGACGATGGTGTCCGCCCAGGCTTCGAGAGCGTCTCGAGTTGTTTGACTAAAGGGGCCACGACGCTGTCCGCGTACAGGTCGTCCGCTTTGTCCGCGACCAGTCGCCCTCCCTTCCCGTAGGGCAGCGCCCGGACGATGTTCTCAGGGGTCAGCGGGATGGGACTACCGTCGTCATCGAGGAACGTCCACGACGCGACGGCGACCTTGAGCCACAGCTCGCCCAGGCGTTCCTGGAACGTCTCGGCACCGATGCCGGACGCGCCTTCGACCATGAGCCCGCGGACGGCCATGCCTGCGGGTGCTGAGAGTTCGGGGTATAGATAGACGATGTCCCCGTCCGGGTGCGGCGTGCCCTCACACGGGCAGTAGCCGAGCGGGACGGGGACGTTGTCCGGTCTGTCGAGCACAGACATCTGCGAGCACCTCCAGGTTTATGGCAACGTGGCGAGCTTGTTCACCACGATGAGCTTCAGCGCGTACAGCAATGTGCTGTCGTAGAAGCCGTGGTAGGTGAGCGTGAGGTTGGTGTTGCCACCGATCGCGCCGTCCGCCACCGACACCAGCCGGCAGGGGAGATAGAACTCGGACTTGTACGGGGTGGCGGTGCCGGCGAGCTCCGTGGAGGCCGTGAGCACCTTCCAGTAGCGGTTCGGGGTGGGGGTGTCGTCGAGGGTCGTGGCTTCCGCGATGACCGCGGCGGTCTTCTCGGCGGTCACGGTGAACTCGATGGTCCGCGCTGCGCGACCGTAGGACTGCAAGGCGAAGCGGACGTTGGAGCCGTCAGCGAACCGCTTCTGGTCGAGGTTGTTGGAGATTCGGATGGACGCTCCCCGCACCGCGGAGGCGAGCGCCGTGATGCCGATCGAGCCAGCCGCGGAATCGAGATAGAACGCGGTGTCCGCACCGAACACCCACGCGGGCGCGGATGCTACCGAGAGGGAACCGGTTCGGTTGCCGTAGGTGGCGTTGGCGAAGACCCAGTCGTCGGTGACGGTCCACGGCCCGAGGTCTTCGGCCATCGCCTGGCTGAAGGTGTCGATGACGCCGCCGTAGCCCAACGTCCCATCGCCGGAGGCGTCGGCGGTGTCGTCGCCGGTCTGGACCGAGTAGAAGTCGAAAGCGTCCGCGGTCAGCGACGCTGCCTGGAACGTCCAGGTGTACGCCGTGGTCCCGGTGGGACCGGTCGGTGAGACGCCGCCCTTGATGCCCGCCGAGGCGCGAACGGCGAGGTCGTCGAATGCCAGAGGCCCGGTGGCGCCGGCCATCGTGGTCTCGGGCGCGAGCATGTACGGGGGGAGGACCGGATCGAGTGAACCCACGTCCACGTCCGGGTCGGTGCGCTTGGGGTCGTACAGGATGAGCCCGCGGTAGGGGAGCACGCGCGTCGCCGGGACAGCGGTCCCGATGACGCTTTGCTTCCCGACTTGGATTTTCCTGAACCGGGTCTGTCCGGCCATGATGGGTTCCCTTCCTCTCTGGGCACACGAAAAGACCCGCCGACTTGGCGGGTCTTCGGTTTGGGTAGCGGCCCAGAGCGGGCCGAGCTGCGAGCTAGGTGCGGCCTTCGATGATCGAGATGTTCCCGAACGTGAAGGTGACGGCGAGGAAGATCGAACCGCCCTCGTCTTCGAGGTGGTCGGCGGTCGTCAGCGCGTCCCAGACGGTGTTCGAGGTGATGTGGGGATTGGCGGTGAAATAGTCCATCGCCGCATCCACGAGCACGTCCATCCGGGTCATGGATTCGTTGTTATCCGTGAGCCGGTCGACGAACGTCACGCCAGGCGTCATCGTCCGCGTCCGGATGCCGTTGGCGTGGCTGACCGTCTCGGGTCGGGTCTCCACGAACGCCGTCGGGAGGTCGACGTTCAGACTCGGCGGACGGGCACGCCACGTCGAGCTCACGAGCGTCGGATTGGCCGCCATGAAGCCCGCGAGGATCGTGGCGAGTCCCGCGGCCATGTCGTTGCGGAAGGTGCTGGTAGGCATCTAGGCCGCCGAGTTCCATTCCTGCACGATGATGTCGACGCCCGCCTTCTTGACCGCGTTGTTCGCTCCGGGCAGGAGGAACGGCGTCGCAGGACGGCCCCGGACGCTCCGTGCGAACGCCCAACCCGCGAGCTGGCGCCCACCCGACACGCGACTTCGGCCGGTCAGGGTCACCGCTCCCACTCGCCACGCGAGCACCGAGGCGGTCTTAGGAACGATCTTCTTGTGCGACGGGCCATAGATGCCGGTACCCCGCTCCACGAAGAGCGAGTAAGGCGCCCGAGCTTCGACGATGGCGTAGTCCTTCGTCAGAGGACCGGGCACGATGTTCCTTTGCAGGAAGCCCGTCCGACGAGGCGCGAGGGCCTGTGCCTCGTGGATGGTCGAGAGTTGCAGGGCGCGCAGGATGGGTTGCGTCTGGCCGATGGCGGTCATGCGGCGGATGAGGGCGTCCATGCCCACGACGGTCTCAGCCAACGTCGTCCCCCCGCCACGGTCGTTCCCACTTCCCGTTGTCGAGCTTGACGCGGAGGAGCGGCACGCCGTACTTGCAAGCCCACCGATAGGCCAACTCGTCGCCGATGAACGGGGCCATCGCTCGCATGAAGCGAATCCACAACCGGAACCGACGTGTATCGAGTGAGACGGTCACACGGACCTCGCTACTAGCCAACGGACGCGACCGCGGTGTGGACCTTCCAGTTGCGGACGAAGTCCTGGTACAGCGCCGGCGTATCGGTGAGTGCGACGGGGTCGCCGGTCGGGGTGTAGACGGTCCCCGAGGCCCCCGACTTGGCCCGCCAGTACAGCCACGCATCGAGGACCGTGATGGCGCCGGTCACTTCCGCGTCGGGGAACGGGATGCCGCCGATGCCGGTGATGACGAGGTCGACCGGCACGCCGGTCCGACGCCACCAGCGGATATCGAGGTTCTTGTCCCAGTACTGCGGGTCGGCCTTGTACCAGTCGGTTTGCCCGGTGTCGAAGTAACGCATCTGAATCTGGGTCGTGACGTTCTGGTCCCGTCGGTCCGGGAGGAACCAGACGTTCGTCCCTTCGACCATCGTCACGCCGAGCCACGTCACTGTCCTGGAAGGGTCGACATACGGTCGGTCGTGGATGGTGATCATCGCCTGCCCGTCGGTCGAGTAGCGCGTGGTCACGTTGGAACTGGATGAGAAGACACGTCCCGTATCGGACGCCGCTCGCGCGACCCCTACCGGTAGCAGCGACGTGATGAGGGCGTCGTCTTGTGTGCCGGTCAGTCCGAGGTACGTCTTGATGTCAACTAGCGACGGCAAGGGCATCGGATTCCTCGAACATGGTCAGGAAGTCGGCGGCGGCGGTATCCCACGAAAAAGACCGGACGACGTGCGCCCGGCCTTCAGCACCCATCGCCCTTCGGCGAGCGGGTTTCTGTATCAGCGTGAGCACGGGCTCCACGAACGCCCGCGTATCGGGGACCGCCCAGTCCATGCCGTATGAGGCGTGATATCTCACCGGCTCGCCGTAGGAATCGTGGAGCGGCGGGATCATCACCCCGCCCGGTCCCACCACCTCGGCACAGGCCGCCCAATCGGTGGAGACGACGGGCACCTCGCACGCGAGGGCTTCCGCGAGGTTCAGCCCGAACCCTTCTCCTCCCGTCGTGGTGACGTAGAGGTCGGCGGCGTTGATGAGGATGACGAGGTCGTTGGTCGAGAGGCCCCGGAAGGTGTCGTGGCCGTTGGTGGACTTGAACCGGGTCCGAAGATTCTCGGGGAGCCGCAGGATCTCCTGGAAGAGGTCCAGTTGCCCGTCGACCGGAGCGCAATGGATGAGGACATCCGCATCCGACCTGCGTGCGACCTCGCCCATCGCGGTCACGAAGCGGTCATAGAACTTGCGCTCCACGAGACGGTCCGAACGGAGGATGATGGGCCGGTTCGGGTCGAGGCCGAGATGGCGTTTGCAGGCTTCCTTCGTCCCGAGGCGCTTGTCTCCGGTGATGAGCGGGTCATGCATCGAGGCCGGCCGGAACGTCTCGGAATCCACGCCGTGGTAGACCATCGGCACCGGGCGGCCGATGTGCTCCGAGACGACCCGCTGGCCGTACAGGCTCATGGCTACCGGTCGGACGAGGTCCCACACCTTCGTCCAGTACGGGATGAGGTTGTCGCCCTCGATGGGGCAGTAGTGGTAGACAGGGACCGTCTGCCACGGCCCAGGGTCGTTGCCGATGTAGCCCAGCAGCCCCGACATGTCCGCGATGACGAGCACCGCGTCCGGCTGCCACTTATCCTCGGGGTCCAGCCGCGTCCAGAGGGCCCCGCTGATGGCGGCTCCGCAGGGGTTCTGCACGTACTCCGCGAGCACGGACGTCGGCCACACACGGCCCGCCAGCGCCCCCTTCACGGGCTCGCCACGGTGGTTCATCGCCATGACCCGTACATCGTGCCCTGCGGCGATAAAGCGGGCGCCCAGGGCTTCTGTGACGACCCCGAAACCTGTGTGGCTGTGATGACCGAATAGCAGCAGCTTCACGGCAGCACCGCCGCGAACATCGCCCGGATGGCCTGTTCCTCTTCGTCGAAGTCGACGACCTCGCGGAACCGCTTGGCGGCCGCGGCGCCCATCGCCACGATCCGGTCCGGCTCGCGCTGGAGTTCGGACAGCAGGTTGCCGACCTCATGTGGTGTCTTGTCCGTGATGTCGAAAGACGTCACGCCCTCCTGCCACAGCGCGCCGGCGAGTTGCGTCCGGTAGTACCACTCGTAACCCAAGACCGGGCGACCCACCGCGAACCAGTTGTGGACGACGTGGCCGAAGCCGTCGGACCACTGCTTGCCGTGCCACGCGATGTCCATCTCGCGCATCGTCGCCCCGATGTCCGGGCAGCGGTCGATGTTGCCGGCCGCGTAGCGGTCAAGCGGCTTCTGTCCGTATGACCCGTAGACGCGCCAGTCGAACTGGGGGGACTGCTCGGCACTCTCGACGAAGAGCGGGTAGGTCCGTTCGTTCTCGGGGAAACACTGGACGAATGACGCGATGCGGAGCGGCTCGTGGGGCGTCACCGGCTCCGAGCGGAAGTCCTCGAGGCTGAACTCCTGGTGGTAGACGACGTGCGGCACCGCGACCGGCGCCGGGAGGATGGATGACACGAGTCCGAACGCGGCGAGGTCCCAGCGGTCTTCGGCCATGTCGATGTGCGAGAAGCGGACGTTTCCGAGTTGGAGTCCGAACGTCGCGCCGACTTCCGACGCGAACCGGGCCATCCCCTCGTGGTTGTGGGCCAGCGTCGAGATGACGATGTCGAGCCGTAGGTCGCGCGCCTGTTCGAGCGTGACAAGTCGCTGGAAACGTTCGTGGGAATGATCGTGGCGTGAGTTGCCAGATAAGCCGTTGCCAGTGAGCGACGGTAGAGCCCACCCATCCCGGAGGTCCGAGCCCCACGGCTCGAGGTACTGGCGGGCGATGGCGTCAGGCGCTCGGCCGAACAGATGAGCGTTGTGGCGTTCGTGGTTCCAGTAGCCCTCGGTGAACCACTCCATACCGATCGGGCGGTAGAGGGCCCAGCCGAGCCTCGCGCAGAGCAACTCGAGCGACTCCCAGAGATCGTGATGATGAAAGTCAGCCAAGACTTTCATCCGAGGAACGCCTTCCACTGCGGCCCGACCGTCTCGATGCCGAACAGGTCGATGGCCCGCTGGCGCTGCATCGCGGAGATGGTCGCGGCTTTGTCGGGGTAATCGAGCAGCGTCCGGAGCGCCCGCTTGGCGTCCTGCGGATCGTCGAAGCAGCTATCCCACGCCACGATGGAATCCGGCTTATCACCGAGGGGCAGGTCGTCGCGCGTGGCGGCTTCGAACAGGTCCGGCAACCCGAACGCCTGAGCGCCGATGCTGACCACCGGCACGCCCGAGAGCATCGCCTCCATCAGTCCGAGGGTGTAGCTGGCCGGCTGGGTGCCGGTGTAGAGATAGGCCCGCAGCGCCCGGAGGTAGCGGAGCATCGCGTCATACGGCAGTGACCCGATGCCGCCTTCGAGGGCTTCCGAACCGGGACCGGCCGGCATCGTCGGGAGGCCATCGGTCGCCTGGAGCCAGAACCCGTAGCCGCAGGCGTTCCCGCGTTGGGCCATGTTCTGGGTGACGTTGCCGACCGTCTCGACCTCACCGCCCCACGGCCCGTAGTCGGCGGGGTACTTGCCGAAGCGGATGAGCGCATCCTCGCCCGCGAAGTTGGGCAGTGACCGCTCACGGGGCGAGTAGCGGACGATCTCCATGCCCTCGGAGCGGAAGGTCGCCATGTATCGCTCGAGCGAACCGTCCGGACTCGACTGCCCGCACGTCCGCCAGATGACGCGCTTGTGCTTGATGGCGCTCCACTGACCGCCGATCCAGCGCTCCGGGAAGTGGTGGACGATGATGACGTCGGCCCAGTCGATGATGTCCGGGTGCAGCCGGGCTTTGGCCCAGTCGATGTTCGGTCCTGGGTCGCCGTTCTCCCGCCGGACATTCTCGCAGCAGGCCGCGAGGTAAGGGTAGGAAGGCGCATGACGTAGCGGCGGTCGCTTATCGTCTGTGGGAGTCCAAGGGTTCGTGTAGGCCCCGATGCTGAAGACGAGGTACCCGAGGTCGGTGAGCATCCGGAGGTCGTCGTATTCGGCGATGCTGTGCGAGGTCAGGAGCAGGACGTTCATCGCCGGACCGCCCGGAACGGACCGCCGCCGATGCCTTCGCTCCATGTCACGTCGTGGGTCTTCGACAACCGTGCGCTGAACGACTCAGGGCTGCCGTCACGGTGATGCCATTCCCCGACGAGCACCTTGATGTGTTTCAGGGCCGGTCCCACGAAGAAGCGATGCTCGCAACCCTCGCAGTCGGACTTGGCCCATACGAACTCGCCGTCCGTCAGGGCCAGCACATCCTTGAGCGTGCGTATCGGGACCGTTGCCGTCCGTGATGTGCCGGGGTTATCGAGCCACGGCGTGATGGAACCGATGAAGGCGTGCGTCTCGGCCACTTCGGAGCCGGTGTAGCCGAACTCCACCTCGATCGTGCCCTTGCCTGACCATGCCGCGGCATTGAGGACGGTGCAGCGGTCGTCGACGTGGTTCCGCGCGAGGTTCTCCACCAGCAGCGCGACGTTGTCGGGCACTGCCTCGATGGCGATGACCCGTAGGTCGGGGTTGTCGAGTAGCAGCGGGACCGTGACCGACCCGATATGTGCCCCGACGTCCAGCGCCCAGCCGGACAGGCCATCAGGGATGAGGTATTCGTCGACGAGCGAGCCCCACAGCCGGTTGCTGGCCCCGACCGTGGCGAGGTCGGATGTGCCTGGGCGGGACAGGAACGAAGCCGGGTTGCCGTGGGGCGTGCTGACTTCGGTGGTGTTGAGTTCCATCTGGATGGTCATCACATCCGCTCCCACAAGCCGTTGGAGAGCGGGACCCATCTGTCATGGATGGGCTGCGGACACGCCTTCACCATGTGGTCGCGGGGAGGTCTTTCGATCCCCGTCAATGGGTCGAAACCTTCCCGTGTGGGGGTATGGGTTTCAATCAGGGGACGACCGCAGACGGTACAGAACTTCGGTGGCGTGTTCTCAGGGAGCGTGGACACGGGCGAGCCTCCGTGGTTTGTGGCCCCGGAGAGAGCGAGTGCTCGCTCACGCCCCTCCGGGGACCATATGGTTGGGTGGGGCGCTTATGGCGCGCCCCGTGCCGTCTAGAGGCCGGTGACCTGCTGGACCCGTCCGGTGCGGACGTACGGCTCGGCGTTGAAGCCGAACATCTCCTCCGCGCGGAACCCGGTGACGTTCTGATCGAAGCGGCTGCCCGCATCGGAAACGTCCACCCGGTACTCGTCGCCGGTGTAGATGTCGACGTCCGAACGCTCGATGATGAGCGCCGTGCCAAGCTTGGCGGTCGGCCACCACGGATCACGCCGGATGGGAACGCCCCAGATCGAGGTGATCGGGGGATTGGCCGCCGCACCGTCAGCCGGACTGATGGTCCAGCCACCGGAGCCTGACGTGCCGAGCGTCTCGGTCGCCATCTCCCAGTAGTCGGTCGGGTGCATGACGATGCAGAGGTTGTCCCGATCGGCGACGATGCCGCGTCCCTCCAGAGCCGAGATGCCGCGACCGAGCGCCGCTGCACGCGATTCGGAGTTGAGCGCCGTCTTGAATCCTGCCGGATCGCCGAAGGCGAGGAAGGCCTGGAAGAAGCCCAGCGGCTGGGACGAACCCGTGCCGTTGGTGATGAACTGGGCCTCGGCGATGCCGAGCTGCTTGGCCAGGCGACGTCGTGCGCTCTGCTCGGCGGCCCCGTTGGACTGGCGAAGGAGCTGGTTGCCGACGTCGGCGATCTGCGCGATCTCGTAGAGCGTCGCCGTGGCCCGCGCGAAGCTGAAGTCACGGACGTCCTTGTTCGAGCCGTAGGCACCCTGCAGGAGCGCGGCCGTGAGGCCGGTGATCTCATACGGGACGTCCACGCCGGCGCCGTTGACGCCGGTGACGACGTTGAACAGATCGCGGTAGACGTTGGTCCCCGCGATCTGCTCGACGAGCGCCGAGACGAAGTTGTTCGGGATGATCGCCGTGCCGGTGGCACTCGATGTCCCGAGGACGGCCTTGACGAACTCCTGCGCGTCGGTGTCGCCCTTCTTGCGTTCGACGAGAGCCGCCAGGAAGTTCGTCTCGTTGTAGCGGCCGACGCTCTTCTGGAACGTGCCCATGTCGGCCGATGCACCCGCGAGGATGGCGGCGGCCTTGCCCTGGGCGGACGTGCGAGAGAACGCCTTGAGGCGGTCATCGAGGGCCTTGAGTCGCTCGTCGACCTCGTTGGCCCGCTTCTGTGCGATCAGCCCGTCGATCTGGTCGGACTTCGCGGCGATCTCATCTTCGATCGACGTGATGCGATCGAGCGGGAGGTCGGACTTGTCCTTGAGTTCGGTGGCGAGATCGGTGATGGACTTGGTAAGGGCTTCGACCTTCTGGTCAAGCTCTTGACTCATTGGGTTCCCCTTTCAGGAACCCGCTAGCGAGCATCACGGTCTAGGTTCGGAGGATGTCCTCGAGCATTTCGAGGGCCTGGGCCAGCCGAGCCATCGCCGGGTCATCGCCATCCGAAGACAGGTCAGGACCAAGGTCAGGGATGCTGAGGTTCGCGCTGTCAAACGCGATACCGGCAGAGAAGAAGTCGGCCGCCGCCTTCGTCGGGACGATCCGGGCGAAGGGGTTGGCCGGGGTGGGGGTGAGGGTCTGTTCGATGTGCGGCCACGTCAGGATCTCGCCGTCACGGGCCTTCTGGACGAGATGCCCAAGAGCCCCGGACGAGCCGTAGACCTTGCCCGCGGCGAGCAGGGCCGAGACGTGCTCCCAGTACCGGGCGGAGCGGTCGAGCCACATGTTGGCCCACCAGCCGTCGTCCTCCTTAGCGAGGTCGTCCTCGGTGCCGAGCACATCGTCACCGACCGCGGCATCCTTCGAGTGGTTCCACAGCACGGGCCGGGTCGCGAACCAGTCGGCCTTGATGTCCGTCCGCTTGGAGAAGTACTCGCCGTCGAGGTCCTTGCCGCCCTTCATGGGTCCGCCGAAGGGGATGGCGAGGACGCGCCACTTGACGCTCGTGAGCTGCTCGGCCTTGATGGGATCCACGGACTTGACCGCCTTCTGCTGGACGTTGTCTGCGCTGCACCCGGCGCCGAGGCCCATGGTCGCGTCGTGGATAGCCTGGATGCGGCCCGTGTCCGCCGAACTGTTCCGGGCTCCGACCTTCGTGTCGTTCATGCGAGGACTCCTAGGAGCAGCAAGATGGCGGTCTCGTCGTCATCCCATTCGATGGGAGGTGGATAGGCACGGCCGTTGCCGCGCGCCGTTTGGGCATTGGCGTAGGTGTAGACCGGGATGGGAGGCAGTTTCGGCGCCCGCGGACGAACCATCCGGGGAGGTATCGAACGGCCGACGAGTACCCGTCCGCCACGTCCACCCATGCTGAGCTGGACGGTGGCATCGAACGCCTGCCCGGTGCCGGCCGCCACGCCCGCATTCGCGGAGGCGACGCTCGTGGTCGTCGTGACGGTGGCGTCGTATGCCTGACCGGAACCAGCGGCACGACCGACCGTGACCGACGGCGAGCCGTGGGCATCGAGCGCTGCGCCCGTCCCGGTCGCGGTGCCGGGGAAGGTATTGGAACTCTCGGTGACGATCGCGCCATAGGCGGCGCCGATACCGGTAGCATTCCCGGCCGAGGCCGCGATCTTGACGGAGGCGCCATTCGCCGCACCCGAACCCGAAGTTGTGCCCGCAGCGGCGTTCGTCCCGCTCGAGGACGTGACCGTGGCATCCCGCGCGGCCCCGGTGCCGGTAGCGAGACCGCCCGACGGAACGACCTTCGCCGCGGCTGCGTTCGCCTGACCCGACCCTGTGGCGACCTGGGGAAACGCGTTCGACGATTCGGTGACGATGGCCGGATAGGCCGCGCCCGTCCCTTGTGCCACGCCAGCCGAAGCGGCGACCTTCGTCGCGGCGACCAAAGCCGAGCCGGTCCCGATGGCAGCACCGGCGGCAGCCTGGGTGCCGACGAGTACGGTCGCGTTGTTGGCGGCGCCCGTCCCTGCACCAGCGGTCGGCCTTGGTGCGACCGTAGCGGCTACTGTCTGAGCAGTCCCGGTTCCCGAGGCAGTCCCGGCCGTGGCATTGGTCGCGCTGCCGGTCGTGACGGTCGGGTTGTATGCAGTTCCGGTGCCGGATGCGTTCCCGGCGTCGACCGCAAGAGTGGAGCCACTACCGCTGAACGTCTCGCCTGTGCCGGTCGCAAGACCGCCACCGGGCTTGACGTTGGCCGTAGGCGACCCCGCGGCCCCTGTCCCCGAGGCGAGCCCGGCCGAGGCGTTCGTCGCGGCACCGGAGGTGGTGACGGTCGCCGCATTGGCGGTGCCCGTTCCTGTAGCAGCCCCGGCATTCGGGGCGACCGTTCGGCCAGCGTTGTTGGCTGCGCCCGTGCCCGAGGTCAGTCCCGCGTTCGACTTGACGTTGGCAGCCGCGCCGTTGGCGAGCCCGGTACCCGCAACGTTTGCAGCATTCGGCGCGAGCGAAGGGGCAGCATTGTTCGCTAGGCCCGTCCCGGTGACGACCTCGGCCGCGGCATTCGTCCCGCCGCTGGACGCCGGGTTGCTCCAAGTCGCCGACCATGCGCCCCACGCCGGGAAGATCGTGATCGTCGGGGCGAATGCGGCGCCTGTGCCACTGGCGAGACC